CACCAACCGCCTCTTCAAAACCTAAATATGCTTTAGGTATTCTTAATGCGGTAACAAGTTTCTTTTGAATATATTCAATGTCCGCAATCTCAGCTAAGTTTGTTCCACCTGGTAAAGTTTCAATAGGGTTTGTTGCTGCAGGGTCTCTTACAGGAATAAAATAATCTTGATCAACCGCCAACTGATTATATCTCATATCAACGTTACCTGTTTGAGGATCTGCAATTTGGTCTCTTTTAAATTTACTAGCAACTTTTTGTACGTATGCATCCACATCCTTATCATCCATGTTACCAACAAACACTTTAAAAACTCTTCTTTCAGGTGCTCTTGAAACACGATAAACCATCATAGCATCTTCAGATAATAAAAGTTGTTTCCAAATACGTCTAGCCTTTTCTAACATAGATGTACCATAAGGAAGTTTTCTATCATCACCCAATATTCTAAAATGACCAACTTCCCAAGTATTAAACTCCATGTTTTTTTCTTTCCAAACAAACTTCAAAGAATCATTTTCCATTTCTTGTGAATATTTGTCAGGTTGAAATCTCATACCTTTTTCTAACCTTTCTATTTGGATATTTGGTAATTGTTGACAACCAACAATACCTTTTTCGGGATCTAATTTTAAATAAACAAAATTATCCCCAAACTTACATGTGTTTCTTGTCCACATCGCAAGATTGGTATTAATGTCTAACCTATTATTAAACAAATCAACCAATACAGATTTTATTCTTTTAGACTCAGAATATATTTTTAAAATATGACCATCTTTATCTGGTGTTGTTGATTCTTCAGAATAAACATCTAATGCTGCCGAAATTTCAGGGGTGTATTCCATTGATTCATAATCATAATAAGATGCCATCCTTGTTGGTTCGTAATAAACCGCCTGTTGATATAAATTACCTTCAACTTTTTGCCATTGTTTTCCAATGTACATTGTTTGTTGCGCCTGTAACTTTTCGTTTTCGTATTCTTTTTTGTCTGTTGTTTTTAATAATTCCTTCTTATCAAATTTAAAAACGGGAGATTCTTGATCCATAGTAGAGTTAGGACCGAAAACCTTTCCTAACCTTTGCCAAACCGTTAAATTATTTTTTGCCATATTTTTTTATTTTAAAAGTAATTCCACAATAAAAAAATTAAACTCTTCTACCGCCGAATAACCATAAATACTTTTCATAATCACTTTGTGTTAATGAATTTCTATTGTATCCGTTATTGTTGTAAGTAGATACTGGTACCCCTGGATTAAAATTCATTGAGGAATCTGCAAACGCCTTTTTATCCGTAGACCACGATTCTAACATAGCCTTTGCTTGTTCAGTTGCCTTTTCTAATTGTGCAAACGATGTTTCCCCAACATAAACCGCCATAGCAAATGCCATTATTAAATCGTCATGTTGACCTTTTTGGTGGTCAGGTCTACCGTTTACATAAACAAAGGTATTTAATTCGTTAAACAACCTTTGTGACCTCATAGAGAAATCAAATCTTAACGCTTCCTCAAATGCCTGTATGATTAATACTCTTTTTGAATTAAAGTTAATACCTGGAACCTTATCTTGAGTTTTAGGATCCCATTTCCATTTATCTGCAGGATTTACTCCATCAACATATAAACTTTTATAACCAAGTTCTTGTAGTTTTCTTGATGTTGAGACCCCCATTCCACCAGTAATATCCGTTACAATAAATGCGTTATACATGGTACCCCATTTATAGGCAATTTCTGCTAAAATATCAGGAGGAACTTTACCGATATATTCTAATACCTGTTCTCTTTCATCAAAATCAATTATAGATAAAGTACTAAAATCTTCACTATCTCCTCTTGAAACGTCAACCCCCATAATATATCTGTGGCCGACAATAGGTTCTTTCCATTGCCAAAGAGCACCACCCATAAATTTATTTTCGGGTTCTTTAATATGTTTTTCTTTAATTTTTTTCATAGTTTCAGCAGGTATAACATTATCCCCCGAACCTAAAAAATTACATTCCAACTCTTGTGAAATCTTTCTCTTATCAAACTTTAATTTTTTGGCCATAGCCTCAAACCAAGAACTATAAGGTTTATACCCTTCGTTTTCTATTTTTTGTTTTATTTCTTCAAAGTTTCTTTCACTAACTTTTATATCACCATAATCAATTGTAATATCTGCATCTATGTAATCACCTCTATTTAACATATAATGAACAATATCATCACATTTAATTAGTCGTAAATCTTTAGAGTATCTTGGATCTCTAAACCAATACATTTCAGTTATTCTAAAGTCATTCATTCCTTTAACTGCCTGACTGTAAATAGAATAATAAATTGGGTCAAATCCGTTTGGTGTTGATATTACAATAACTTTACCTCCTGTTGAAAGGGATGCCATACATGCAGACCAAAAGTCTTCATCTGCATTTATATATGCCGCCTCATCAAAAATAAGTATTGTTGGTGTATAACCACGTAAGGCATCTTTTGATGTTGCAACCGCCTTAACCTCACAACCATTAGTTAATTTAAAGTGTCTTTGTGAGTTTTTTTCGGAAGAAAATCCAACCCCCATCCATTTTGGCCATTGGTCAACAAATGCACGGACTTTATTTGCCATCTCAACGGCAGTATCCATTTTGTTTGCAATGATTAGGATTTTTTCGGGTTTTTTCTTGTTTGCAAATACCAACCTTTTCGATGCCCATGCAGATGTTACTGTAGATACTCCGGCTTGTCGGTATTTTAGTGCTATATTTTCCTCACAAGTGTCATAATCTTTTACAAGAGTTACTTGATCATTAAATAACTCTAAAGGTACGTACTGTGATTGTGTGTTGTCGTAAGTTTGTAAATAGGTTTTTAATGCGTAAGGAGTATCATTTACACATTTGGCATATTCTAATAAGGCTTGTTCCTTTGATAACGACATTCATTAGGTTTATCTTTTATTTAAATTTTTTAATAAATCTCTTTTACTAAATTCAGGATAAAGATGTTTTTCAACTAAACTCATAATATTCTCTTCAAGTTTTTTTACTTGATCTTCTTGTTCTTTTGTTTCTGTTTTCTTTGTTTTTCTTGTTGGTAATCCTTTGTGTTTTGTTTTTGCGAAATCTTTAACATCTTTTTGTTTCATCTCTTTTGCCGCTTCACCTGCCTTACCTTTTTTAGGGGTATCTCCTTTTTGCATTCCTCTTACAATACCAAAAAATTGTTGTTGTTTTTTTGACATTGCTTTTTCTTTAACTTCTTTTTTCTCACCTACTTTTTCTTCTTCACCAATCTCAACATTTACACCTTTATCTGTGTATTGTTTTATTTGTTCCGGGGGAGTTCCAACTTTCATTTTTACTGAACCTTTTTGTTCTTTAACTACCTTCTTATAAAGTAAATTTAGTTGGTCATTAGACATATTTTCTAATGTTGACATAGAAATACCTTCGTGTAATAATCTTGCAATTTTAGGGTTAATGTGTTTCATCGCTTACTAAATTTTTCTCCCATTTTAATACGACATCTCTTTCGTATAATTTATTTTCTACACTTTCAACACTATCTCCGTATTGAAATACTAATCTTTTTCTTTTGTGAATTAAAATATCATCACTATCAGATCTTTCCCAAGCTAAAGCAATAACTCCTTCAATGGCGTCATACACACCAAAAAAATCTGAGTTTTGAATTAACGTTAAATTTATTTCTGAATTTTTTAAAACACCTACCTTTCTTATATATTCAACATTAGGTGGTAGTGGTTTACCTGCCGCTGGCTCTGCATCCCAATCTTCACCCCAAACATCATCAATATCAGAAAAGATAAATTCGTAAATATTATCTCCCCTGTAGTTAGGACCCAATTCATTTACATAAACTAAATTCATATAATTCTACCTCTTGGTGTTACTTTAACTTGTCTACCGTTTTTAGTGAATAATAAATTTTCTTGACTTGTTTTACCAACAAATTTATAGTTTTCGTTTAATAATGATACCCCTAAATCCATTTGTTTTTTTGATTCACTCATATTAATAACTTCATTTTTAATTTTTAAAGTTTTAATTTTTTGGTTCAAGTATTCTTTTTTAATTTTTTCTTCTAAAACTGGTTTTTCAGATTTTTTAACATCAAAGTAACTCATAAGTAATCTTTCAACCTTAGACTCAGCAACTGGAGGTTGTGCTGGGACTTCACCCATTGCAGGTTCTTCCATTCCTGGTTCCATACCTGGTTCAGCACCCATTTCAGGTTCTTCCATATCCATACCTTCCATATCTAAATCACCTTCTCCTTCTTCACCATAAGATTCATATTGTTCTAATTTGTCCAAAATATCATCTCTATCTTCATCGTCAAGTTTAGTTAAATCAATTGCCGATAATATTGAATTTACAACATATTTAATGTCTTGAGAATCTAAACCTTTTTCTTTATCAAACATTCTAATTTTTTGACTCAATCTTCCCGTTAATTTTTGTATAGTTTTAAGACCAACAGGACCCATTTCTTCTTCATCTTCTCCCATGTCAGGTTCTTCCATACCTGGTTCAGCACCCATACCAGCATCAGCTCCCATACCAGCATCAGCTCCCATACCAGCATCAGCTCCCATACCAGCATCAGTACCCATACCCGCTGGTGGTTCAGCTCCCGCCGGTGGCATATCCATTCCTGCCGGTGGTTCAGCACCTGCTGGTGGCATATCCATACCCGCTGGTGGTTCAGATCCCGCCGGTGGCATATCCATACCCGCTGGTGGGACATCCATTCCCGCTGCTGGTGGTTCTGCTCCCGCAGGAGGAGTTGCGGATTTTTTATTTTTTAA